AATTCGCAAGAACCAAGTTTTTCTTGTAGGCGGCTACAATTTCATCCGACCAAATTTCTGGGATGAATTTTTCAGCGGTTGTTACCGTAACTGAGTTTGTGGGGGAAAATGCTGTTGCCATGTTAAATCTCCAAAAAACGATAAGTTAAATTATTTGACCCTGCCGTCTTGATACGCTTGCATGATTTCTCCGCTTAACGCTTCATAACGATCTGGGTCAGTCATCTTCAGCCGAATTAGATCAGCCCTGCGATAGACTCTTTTTCCAGATTCTCCACTTCCACCTACATCGACACTTGCCGCCTTAAGGTTTGACTTGCGCTGAGTTTCCCCTGCTTCATTAGTCTGTTTTGCCTTAATTCCTCGCAACTGCTTATAGGTACTTAACAATTCATTTGCACTGTCGTAATCAAACTCACCATCAGCTTTTGCATACAAACCAAGGCGAATAGGTGAAGATTTCACCCAATTCACAAAGTCTGTATCTTGAGCAATCTGACCAAAATCAGGATGCTCTTGCGCCAGCTTTTGCTGAATCTGCATCTTTTTGAAATCTTGACCCGCTTGGCGAGCCGCAAGTACATCAGGATGGTTATCAACAGTCCTACGAACTGCCTCTTGTGGATTCTCGAAAAAATCTACTTCTGGCTCTTTTTCAATAGGTTGTTGCTTAGAGGAGAGGTTTTGCTTGATAAGTTCATCTGCCAGCTTTCGCACTTCCCCAACTTCCTGCGCTTGCTTTCCAATCAACTTCTCAGCTTCTTGGTGCATTTTGACCACTTCTTCCAGAGATTTCTGCCTGTATTTCTCAGGCATCTCGGATAAGGGTGCTACTTCAGGTAGTTGCTTCTTTTGCTCAACTGCGTCTAACTCACTTAACGTCTCATCATCATTGTCAATCAACATATTTCTTCCTTTTCCTGCCGTTCATCGGTTCTAGGACATTCAACTCGGCTTACGCTTGTGAGTTGTGCTTTTGCTCCCACTTCAGTTGATCTAGGTGTTTTTTCTCGAACCTTCCATGCTCTGATGGGAAAGAACCAGACCACCCTTCTAACTTGAAGTTTGGAGCAGACAAAGTGCGGTTGGCTGTTTCTCCGCACTCACACTTAAAACCTGTTGTCTCATAATCAACAAGTCTTTCGGTTTTATGCCCGTTTGCACAGGCAAAATCAAACATTCTTTTCATTCAATTCCTCATACGCTCTTTCGCTGACCTCTTTCAAGGTTTTCAGCCAAGTCAAGATGCTAAGTTCACCTTTTTTGAACATCAAGGTCTTTTCATCAGGAATAACGCTTAGATTATTGAGCGACTCTATCATAATGTCAATATCTATGCACAAATCCTTCCAACCTTCCATTCCCATCATTTCGAATCTATTTTCGTAATACTTTTGTAGTTCAGGATTCATTGTTTCCTCAAAAGAACATTAAAAAATTGCCGTTCCCAGCACTAGGCGCAGGAGGTGCTGTAAATATCCACCCTGCATTATTGCCACCATCTGTGGAGTTAGCCCCTGCGTACCATCCTGCCCCACCAGTAGCTGTAGACCTACTGATAGACAAGAAGTCTGAACTTACAGTACCGCTTGCTTTGGATAACGTATGGCTTGCGGCAGTTACCGAACCAATGGTTAGAAGTCTTGTGGATTCGCCACTTGCATTCCAATCGGTAAATGTGCTAGTTGTTGCCGCCGTAAACAGGATAGACGTTGCACCAGTGCTTTTATAAGTATTGGTAATGTTGCTAAATGTGTTTGAGCCTGTAATGGTCAAATCACCAGCACCACCTTGGTTGAGTGTGCAGTTAAACGTAGACCCACCACCCACAAATGTCTTGGCAGTTGCACCAGTCATGGAGATCGTGCCTGTGCCAGTTCCTGCTGTGGTGGTAAAACCTGTGGGTGCGGAGTTGTTAAATGCAGTTGTTGTTGCGGCTGAACATACAATTGTGCCGCCATTAAACGTAAGATTCTTTGTTCCTGTGCTAGTTCTAAAACTTGTTACAGCAGTCAAAGTTTGACCATTTAAGTCTAATGTTCCGTTACTTAAGAATACGGCGTTTGCTAAAACAGTAAGCGCATCTTGTAATTGGAATGTTCCACCAACACCATTAAATGTAATATCATAAGGACTTGGAAAACTAATGCTATTAGACGTTATTGTTTTTGTCCCACTTGTTGCACCAAAAACTAGACCCGCCCCTGTTGTTGGGGTTAATGACATTCCAGATGCTAATGTTAAATTCCCATAAACAGTAGCTGAACCATTTTGCGCCCATGATCCTGCAAAACCAGTAAAATTTACATTTTTAACGCCAGCATTAGACGCTGGAAATTGCAAAGCATAAGTACCACCAGTAAAATTGAAACTAATAGAGTTTGCTTCTGACAAAGAGTCAACAGATACAGTAATACCAGTTGAGCCTGTACTTGTTACGTTAACTACTTGAGTCCCTGTTGTCGTTAAGTTTGTTCCATTTGACACAGTAAATGCAGTACCTGTACCCGTACAAGTTATATTACCTGTGCCAAATGCAATTGTTCTAGTGTTTGAGTTGCTTGAACTAAATGAACCTGTGCTTAATGTGTACGATTGAAGGTCTAATGTGCCATTAGTTAACGTAGCGGTTCTTGTAGAACCCATTGTCAACGCAGAGCCAAGTGTCCATGCACCACCTACACCGTTAAACGTAACAGCCCCACCAAAAGCAACGCCATTAGTAGTTACAGTTTTACCTGTTGTCGTAGCGTTAAATGTGGTTGTGCCTGAATATTGGCGGGTAAAGTTTGTGGCTTGAAACGTAAGACTGCCTGATACTGTTAATGCAATACCAGAACCAGCAAGGAACATCGATCCATCAAGCCCTGACGCTGTAAAGTCATTACACACCCTTGGCGAATTTGCCATAGTGACTGTAAATGCACCAGTTCCTACATTTGAGTTTGCATCAAAAAATACGTTATCTGACGCAGTTGGGACAGACGCACCACCAAGCCCACCTGATGTAGCAGACCAGTTAACTGTATTGGTGCTACTCCAAGAACCTGTGCCTAGAACCCAATAGCGATCAGCCATTAGACTTCCTCAGTGGGAGGCGCAGTAATTACAGCAATCCAGTTATCAAACCTTTGCTGTTTCATGGATTCAATCTCGGCATCTGTAAACGCATGATCGTCAGGTAAGTGAAGAGCATCTGAAAATGTGCCGTATTGAGATGAAAAGGAAAAGTCAATTTTCATGGTTATGCCTGTGTGGTTACTGCTATCACATCCCAACGTGTATTGTTAGCGTTGTAAATACAACCTACATACGTTGTTTTGCTGATTGTTGTTGCTGTTGGTAAGGTAACGCCAATGACTGTGTAAGTTGCATCCCAAGTCAATGCTCTGCTTGTGCCGTTATCCAAAAGCCTAAATATTAATTTGTCTCCATCAAGAGGTGTTCCAGTTGGAGCATTAATAGTGAGTCCTGCCGCCAACGCTGTGTATGCATATACATCACTAGCCGATATATCAGGTGTTAAAGACGATGCTGATGCGGCTGAAGTAACTCTTGGGTCAATACGCTTGTTTGTTAATGTCTCAGTACCTGTGTAGGTAGCAATAGATGCACCTGCCAATGTAGTTGCACCAGTACCACCATTAGCTATTGGTAAAGCAGTACCTGACAAAGTAATTGCCAATGTGCCACTTGTTGTAATTGGAGAACCAGCAACAGACAAGAACGATGGAACAGTTGCTGAAACACTAGTTACTGTTCCAGAACCCTTGTTGTTAAAGGTAGTCCAATCAGTAGAAGTTAAATAACCGCTTACTGAGGTAGTAGCGGCTGGCATTGATATATCAGGTGTTGCTCCACCAGTTGATGCAACAGGACTTGTCGCAGTTACCGATGTAACTGTTCCTTGAAACTGGTCAGCAGAAGAAATATTAAAGTTAGGGTAAGTACCAGTAATTGTCGTTGTACCGCCTTGGGTCAAAGCAACAATCTGATCTGGTGCAGAGTTAGTTATAGTAAAGTTAGGATACGTTCCACTTGTGCTTATTCCCGTTCCCGCAGTTAAAACAACTGTTTGGTCAGGAGCAGAGTTTGTGATGGTGAAATTAGGATAAGTCCCACTTGTCGATATACCAGTACTAGCAGTCAAACTTACTGTCTGATCTGGTGCAGTATTTGTAATTGTCAGAGTGCCAGAGGTTGTAATTGGGCTACCCGAAACGCTAATGCCAGTACCAGCCGTAGCCGCAACGCTTGTTACTGTGCCAGTTCCTGCGCTTACGTTGACGGTAACATCATCCCCTGAGTTTGTGGCAGTAACTGTTGCCCCAACAAAATTGATGTTCTTAACACCTGTGGAGATTGAAGTTCCCTCATCCTTGATGCCTACCGCCCCATTGGTAGACATGGTGCTAATAACTTTGATCTTCTCTGCTAAGTCAGGAGCAACCACTTCACCAACATTAATCTCTTGCCCTGTTGACAAGCTGATAATTAAAGATCCATCAAAGTCAATCTTGGCATCAGTAACAGATACACCATCCTTGCCATCTATACCGTCTTTACCATCCCGACCATCTAATCCATTCTTGCCATCTACGCCTTGGCGACCATCTAAACCACGATCACCCTTGTCACCCTTATCACCCTTTTCAGGAACTATGGATTTGGCAACTTCTAGTTGTGCAGTGACTTTGTTTTCCATCACTTTGATGGCTTCAACAATCAAGTCAACATTGTCTTGAACGGCTTGTTCTTCTTGCTGGCGCATAGCCATCAAGGTTTCTTCCATCTTATTGATAGCGTCTAACTTCTCATCAAAAGATGAGTCTGCCGCCTCAATGCTTTTGATTAGTTCCCTGATGTTAGACATTATTCAATCCGTTGGTCAGTTTTTCAAGAAAGTCTTGTTTTACCTGTGACTGAGCATTTAATTTATCAGCCATCTGCAACTCAACAATCTTTGACTTGTTCTTAATGTCAGCTTCCTTCAACATCAGATCAGCAATCTTGACCCTCTTGTCAAATTCCCTTTGATTGGCTTCATCTTCATTAGGAAGATTCTTGGTCAAAGATGCACTCATCTTTGCTTGCACTTCTTGCGGCATTAACTGCGCCTCAACAGACAATTTAGTAGCTTCAGCACGATTTTGTTCTGCTTGAGTGGTGTTAACAGCAATCTGAGCCTGTGCCGCTTGCATTGCTAACTCTTGTTGCATCTGCTCCATCTGTTGCTGTTGAGGATTGGGTTGCATCATCTCATCCAACTTGGCAATCAACTCCATTCTGTTGGACAAACTGCTGTTTCCTATGATGCCTTTAAGCAAAATAGGCAAAACAGGTGTGTTTGCACCCAAAGTCTGCAACAAACCAATGAACTGTTGCTGTTCATACTCCCTAGCAATAATGCCCAACGTAGCTGTAGGTATGAAATTCATGTCCACAGAGGGATAACGCTCTGGGTCAAACTGCATGAACCTAAAAGCCGCCTTTTTGATGAATGGAACAAGGAAATCTTCTTGGAAATTCACCAAAGTACGCTTGTATTTCTTAATGATCGAGGCAACAGCCATCGACATACCACCACCATCACGGCTTGCCTGTGAAACCATGCCGTTAGAGTCCAGCGTACCAGTAGCCTGAAGCAACATACGTTCAAATTCTTTAGCAGTTGCTAAGTTGTTGGGGTCATTCTGACCAAACTTGAATGGGTAAATAATCTCACTTGGGTTGCCATTGGTAAGAATAGCCTTACCAGCCTTAACTTCAAACTTCATACCTCTTGGAAGTCTTGTTGCGTCCATAGCAACCATAGGGGCAGTGGTCAAAGCGAGTGAATCCAAGTGAGCGCGAGTCTGAGCATCAATAGCTTTCTGCATATTGAAGGCTTTTTCCACTGTACCTCGCCCCAACAGGCGGTTTGGAACTGTATCGTCTTGGTACGACAACACAGGTCTGTCTTTCATCATGTAAGGATTTTCTTCAGCCTTGAGCAACATACCATCATTGGCAATCACCACAATGGCTTCAACCATATCGGTATAGTCTTCTGCCGCTGAATTCTCAGGAAACAACTCAACTATGTTCTTGTTTTCCTTCATGTTGTTTAAATACTCACGGGGAACTAACCCGTAGTACGTCAACAACAGTACCTTCTCATCTTGGTACTGGCTAACCTCTTGGGTAGGCTCTAGGTCAGTATCTTCATAGGTAGGGGTAATGTCCACCTTGCGGTAGATTCCACGTTCAATACCCTCTACAATCTTATGAATACTCACGTATTTCTCTATCGCCACCCCCATGCAGTCATCGACCGAAGTACCATTCGGGTCGAATAGAAAGTTCTTGGGATTGATAGGCATTATCTTGACAGATATGCGCTCACGCTCCATCACGCCAATAGCCGCTTGCCCTTGTTGATTAGGGATAGCTTGAGTCGATGGGATGTACTCTTTTTCGGTTTTGACAATGATCTCGCCAATGCCTGTACCATAGATTTCAGCCATCAATTCGATCTGGTCGATAGCTTTTCTGATTTTGTCCTTCTTGAAGTCTTCCATCAGTTGAGCCTTAATTAACTCAACATCTATAGGGTTTCCACCTATGTCTTGAATATTGTCTTCAATGTCAAAGAAATCGCCTTGCCCAAAGATAGCTTCCATGATCTCAGCATGGCGAGTCTCTACAGCTTGTTGTGTGGCAGGGGTAACAATACGGCTACGCTCAGACTCACGGGTCTTATCTTCAGAAGCCCATTGACCACGGAAGATGCGCTCGTACTCTAAATAGTCAGGGAGAAAGTTTGTATCTCGCCAATCTCTCCACTTGTCGCAGTGGCTAGTGATGAAATCGGTTAACTCTTTATCAGCCTCAGTAGGCTCATAAAATTCGCCTTGTTCTAGCTTGACTTCTTTGTCTGTTGCCATTTATATCCCCGAAATAATATCTAGAGGCTCCCACTCATCTTCTTGGTCATCTTGGAAGTATGAGGTTATCGCCAGTTGGTCAATGTAGGAAAGAGCATCAGGCAAGTCATCGTGAACACCTTGGGCGGGGAACATCAAGAGTTGATCTTTGAATTCATCCCAATCTTCCTCAGAGTTCAGCACAATACGCCCATGCTCAAACCTTCCTTGGAGACTCCAGATAATTCTGTCAGTCTTTTTCCTGTTGCCATGCGTCAAGTCAACTATGTGCGAATATACATTATTTTTCCTCATTAGGTCACTCAAATAAGGCAAAACAGCGTTTTTTAACGCACCTCGCTCAATTCCAACACTCAAAGGGCGGTATTCCCGCATCTTCAGCAGAATCGTAGCGGCAGTCTCCCGAATGTCCCAACGCCCATAAGCAATCTCTTTGACAAACCATTTGCCCTCATCAGTCACCTTAACCACAGCAATGGCAGTCTGGTCTAGCCTTTTCTTAGAGTTAGCCGCCTGTCTAGCCACTTCCTCAAATCCAGCCAAATCAACAGCCACAAAGTAAGAACCATAGTCAGGTTCTTCCCCGTACTTAATCCATTCTTCTTTGAATACATCGCTTCCCGCATTGTCGAAAGAAGCCATATACTCTTGCTTGAAGGCGAATGAACTTAGGGTCTTCTTCGCACTTTCGATTTCACTAGGGTCGATCAAAGGGTTGTCTTTGGTGGTGAAATGCCATGCTTTCCAATCTTCGTCTTCTTCTGACATTCCAAGTTTAAAGATGTCATAGAAGAAATTGCGACCCTTGGGAGTACCGATAAACATTGCTCTGCCCTTTTTGTCTGACAGAGAAGCACGAATAACCTGTTCCCATGCTTCGGGTTTGATGTCTGCAACCTCGTCAAGCACAGCGTAGGTGAGCGACACTCCTCGCAAAGTATCTGGTCTATCAGCACCTCGGACATAAATCTTTGCTCCGTTTATCAAGGTAATGTCCATGTTATTGATGTGGCTGGCTTGGATAACCTCTCGCCCCAACTCCATCAATACATCCCAAATAATCTGACGAGCCTGACCATTGGTAGGCGCAACATAAAGCACAGCAGACCCTGCACTACATTGCAGTCCTTCAATCAATAGGGTGATGGCTGAGAGCCTTGACTTACCGCAACGCCGCCCTGCCGCAATGACTTTGAACCTTGTTTTATCACTAAAGACAACTTGTTGCCAAGGTAGGAGACTGAAGTTCAGGTCAGACATCTTTGCTTTCTATATCTTCAGCTTCTACTGTGTTGTCACCAATGGTTACACCACCAATGCCTGAGATCGTAATGTTTACAGCACTTCTCTGATTCTTCTCTTTTTCAAACAGAGTAACGGGAAGCATCCTATCCATACATAGCTTCAGCGCCGCCATCTGTGCAGGGTGTTCGTCATCAAGGGCAATCTGAACAGTCTTCTGTACAACATTGACTCCAGCGCTGTTTATCAGGAGTTCTTTGAGTTCCTTGACCCTTTGGTTCTCAGTCTTAGGCAACAAAGCTAATGGCTTGGCATCAGCGTATTTAGCCATAGTCAATTTACCTGAACCCTTTGGGCGACCCTTTTTCTTCAGGTTATCAGGGAGTGCATCTACTACGTTCATCTTTTATCCAATCAGGAAGATTACCAACACGGCTGGAGACTGTTCACATAAAGCAGTGTACAAATCCATTTATCAACAACTGTCAACGGCGCTAACCCATTGTCAGTCTCCATGCGTCTTGGTAGTTAGTGGTTACTTTACACGAGAACAGGAATCTTGTATAGTGACATCAAACGGGGGCATCACCCACCCCTCTATGCGGTTGAGCCGACCAAGTAGGATAAACGTAGTGAACCATGTAGTTCTCAAGTAAAGACTTACATCTTGAACGGGGCTGGTAGCGTGGAGTGAATGATCTGACAGTCATCACTAACTTAGATAAACGAGAGGCTCTCCTTTAAAAGGACATACCCACTCACGGGTGTCTATCCTATTTGTCAACCACCTTCTTCCCTAATCCAAGCAAGCCTTTGTTCGTGTTAAACACTACATTTGGCTTTTCCAGTGGAGAGGAGGGTACACAAATATTTACTCACCACACATTACCCCTCCCCCCCATCAAAGTAAGCGCTAACTAACATAAGCGGAGTAAGCACTAACTAACATAAGCGAAGTGAACGCTAACTAACTTAAGTCAAACGATAATTGATTATCAATAGCTTAATGATAACGATAACGCATTAGCATATGGGGTTTATGCATCTC